TCACAGGACGATTTTTCTTGACAGCCGGTCGGCGTTCTCCATCACGAAACGCTTCGATCGCTTTGCCGGCGGCATGCGCCCATTCAGCCGCCATGTGATGAGCGCGATCCCGTATTGCCAGTGGCGGTTGGCCGCGGGACGGCTGAGGCCAACCTCCCAACAGATCTGCTTCCACGGCCTTCCGTCGGCCCGCAGCCACACGATCCGCGCGTCGTCCTTCTCGAGCCAGCGCAGCCACAGCATCGCCTCCTCGGCTTGCGTGATCTGGCGCGGGCTCGGAAGCGGCCGGCGCATGCGCGGCTCCTGGCCGACCTGGTCGGCGAAGCTGTGAAAATACTCGGGCCAGGCGTTGAAATACCCACGCGGCTTCACCGCAGGAAGCGAGCGGAACACTTGGGCGGCGAGTTCCAATCGGTCCTGCACCTGGGCCATTGTCCAGTCAGTCATGTCGCTCCTCCCGCTTGCCATAGAGTCTCTCACCCAGTTGCCGCACCAGTTCCCGCTCGGGCCAGGTCAGCCGGTCATCATCCACCGAGACCGCCAACAAGCCCTGCTCCCGCCAGCCCTCGCGCTTGACCTCATCGGGGTCGCGGCGCCGCCCGCCATAGCCCGGCGGGGTGAACTTCATCGCCTTCATGCCAGCCCTCCCTTCGTCTCGATCGCCCAAAGCAGGATCGCGATGGCATCGGCCTCGTTGTCATCGGCCGGGCTGAAGCCCCGGGCACGGGCGGCATCGATCATGGCGTGCTTCGGCGCATTGCCCTTGCCGGTGGCGTGGCGCTTGATGGTGCCTACAGGCACGCCCTCGTAGGGAACGCCGCGCAGCTCCGCCCATGCCGTCAGCGTGGCCATCAGTCCGCCATAAACGTGGCTCGCGTCCACGCCCCTGTGAGCTCTTACCTCCTCGAACCAGATCGCTTCCACCGGGCCGGACAGCCGGTCGATCTCGGTCAGCCAGTTGGTGAAGCGCAGGTAACGCACGCCGCCGCCATCGAAGCGTTCGGGTCGGAAGCTGGCCGTCCCGGTGGTGATCAGGCCGTCATGGCTGCGGAGCGCCCAGCCGGTGGTGGTGCCAAGATCGAGGGCAAGAATGGTGGACGAAGGGATGATCTGGTTGGTGGCCATTGAGGGCTCCTTTCGTTGTTGCTGCTCGATGGAGGGATGGGAACGATGCACATGGCTCATGGGTCGAGCTCCCGCAGCCAGTCGGGTCGCGGTGAGGCCTGTGAGCCTGCCGCGGGAGGCTCACACGGAGGCTCACACCCGCAACCCGTTGAAACGACGTAGTTTTGTGAACCTTGTGAGCCTTGTGAGCCTTTTCCGGTGTTTCCTTTCGTGCGCACGCGCGTGCACGCACGCGTAAGGGTGGAAAAAGGTTCACAAGGCTCACAAGGTTCACATTTCGATTTGTTTTCAGAGTCTTGTGCGTGTGAGCCTTGGTTTTCGAGGCTCACACCACCGGCCCAAGGCTCACACGGATCGGCGCTGCGACGGGCCGCCGCCGAAGGTCGTTCCTCGTCGATCACCTTCAGCTGCCACTTTGTGGCGCGCCGGTAGGTGCCGGCCTTCACCAGCCGGACGCGGAGATCGCCGAGGCGGAACACCCGGTCCCGCATGCGCCCGATCGACATCCCGAAGCTGGTCTTGCGCGCCTGCTCGTTGGCGCCGCTCATCGGCGGCGGCGGATCGCAGAAGAGCGCGATGTCGTAGACCTCGGCGGCCGTCACCTCGGCGGTGCCGAACCTGTCCCACCAGGCGCCGATGAAGGCGTTCCAGGCGGCGCCCTCGCTGTCGGAGGACTCCATCATCTCCTCGAGATTGCCGAGGAAGCCGGGGATGCCCGCGACCTCGAGCACGCCGCCGAGCACATGGGCCCAGTTCTCGAACGAGCCGATGCTGCGCCCGCCCCGGGGCCGGCCGGCGGCGATCCACGCCTGGCAGAGCGTCAGGCAGGCCGCGACCAGCCGCGCCCGGTTGGCGCGCACCCAGCTCATCAGGTCGGGGTGGCGGAAATCGGAGCGCTGCCAGGGGCGGTCGGTGTGCGGATCGAGCCGGATGCGCACGAGACGCCGGGCCATCTCGTTGGAGAACTCCGGGTTGTTGCCGGTGGCGATCCAGAGGCAGCGGATCGGCAGCCGCGCCATCTCGGAATGGCCGAGGATGCGGTCCTCCCAGAAGGGCGCGGTGAGCGCGGCGGCGAGCGCCGAGCTGTCCAGCGTGGCGCGGAGGTTGTCGATCAGCACGATGGAGGGGATCTGGCGGAGCTTTGCGGTCACCCGCTTGCGCCATTCCTCGTCGTCCCGCCCCTCGGTCATGACGCTCGCGCCCGCGCCGGTGAGGATCCCGGTGATCGCGTCGACCATCAGCGTGGCGCCGGTGCCGGGCGCGGGCTTCTCGATCAGGTGCAGCGGCGTCGGCCCGTCGATCATCCCACGCAGGAAGCCCAGCAGCAGAAGCGCCACGACGTGGGCGCGCTCCGCCTCAGTGGTGAAGGGGAAGTCCCCGAAAAGATCCTCGCAGATCAGCGTGCGTGCCGCGGCGATCTCGGCCGGTGTGGGTTTGGCGGAGATGTCCGGCACGGCGAAGCCCGGCGCCGGGACGTAGAGGAGCCGCGCGTCGGCATGATAGCCGGGCGTGGTGAGCAGCGTGCCGTTCCGCCCGAACACGGGCGTGTTGACGATGCCCGTGAGCACGGGCAGCGCCGGATCGGGCGTGGCAAGCACCGACTTGACCACCGGCAAGGGCGGCGGGGCCGGGATGGGCTCGCCCTTGGCGTTCATCCGCACCCAGCGGGCGAGCCGCGCCAGCATGTGGCGGAGCTTCTCTTCATTGAGGGCCATGGCGACGGGCCGGCCCTCGTCGTCGGGAACGACCCATGTGGGTTGCCCGGCCAGACGGAAGAGCCAGGGGCAGCGGTTCGAGGCCATGAGCAGGCTCCAGACCTGCTCGTTCGCGCGCGCCAGATCGCCCTCGTCGGCGCGCAGCGTCGGGATGGTGTCGCCCGAGCCCTGGTAGTTGAGCGGTCGGTGCTGCCCGATCTGCATCACCGTCTCGGCCTCGACGACGGTCTCCGCGGCAGCGATCACGCGCGCCACTTCGGCGTGACCGTCGCTCAGCAGCAGATCGTTGAAGTCCTGGCCTTCCTCGGGCGGCAGGGCGATGGCGACGTCGCGCCCCTGCGCGCGCAGCCGGCGCGCGGCCGCATCCGCGGCGCGCAGGCCGGCGCCAGAGGCGTCGTTGTCGGCGAGGATCACAATGCGCTGGGCGACCGGGGGCAGTTCGACCTGTTCGAGCCCCGAGGTCGAGAGCGTCGCCCAGACCGGCAAGTCGGGACAGGCGGTCATGGCCGCGAGGCCGGTCTCGATACCTTCCGACAGCGCCAACCTGTCGCCGTCGCCGATGGGTGCGAGCCGCACGGCGCCGCCGGCCACGCGGCCGAGCATCTTCTTGGCCTTGTCGAGCGGCGCCTTCCGGGCGCCTCCGTTGGGCTCGGTTACGAGCCAAGTGCGATGCAGCCCGATGACGTCGCCATTTCGGTCGCGCACCTGGCCCACGAGGGCCGGATAGCCGGTCTTGGTCTCGTAATGCGCCAGGTCGGGATGGAAGAGCAGATCGGCGTCTGCGGGGACAGCGAGGCCGCGGCCCGCGAGGTAGTCCGCAGCCGGCGTCCCCGCGAGCGGCTGGGCCGACGACAGGATGTGCGCGATCTCTCGGGTGGCGTCGCGCTTCGGGGCCGGCGGTGTCGCTGGCGCCCGCCGCTCGGGTGCGCCGGGCGTGACGCCGGCGATCTCGGCTGCGCGCGCGATCAGGGCGCGGCCATCGAGCCCGGTCGCCTCCTCGATCGCGCTGATCGGCCCGCCGCCGTGGTTGCCGTCGAAGTCGATCCAGTCGCCGGCATGCATGCCGCGCAGCGTGATGACGCAGGAGCCGGTGTTCCGTGGCGCGTCGCCCCGGATGTTGGCGAGCCGCCACTCGTCGCCGGAGCGGCGGCCGCGCGGGAAGAGGTCGGGCACCCAGTGCTGGGCGGTCTCGCGTAGACGCTCGACGATCAGGTCGAGATCGTAGCGCGGCGTCTCGGTTGCTGGCGGGAGGGCGTCGTTCAGATCAAGCAAGGATCACCAGCCCCCGCTCGGCCCGCGTGATCGCGGTGTAGAGCCAGCGGTTCCTGTCGGCCGCCGAGCGACCAAAACCATCGTCGAAGACGACAACGTTCTCCCATTGCGAGCCCTGCGCTTTGTGGCAGGTGATGGCGTAGCCCCAGCTGCTCTCGATGAGGCCGCGCTTGATCTGCCATTCGCGGCGCCCGCGCTCGGGGTCGTAGGCGACGTGGTCGGCATACTCGCCGCGCCAGAAGCTCTGCCGCCCGGCGATGGTCTCGCCATCCTCAGTCTCCACCATGGCGCTGAAGGCGAAGGCGTCTTCGGGGTCCTGGCGCACATCGCTCAGCGTCAGGAACATGCCGTTGATCAGCCCGAGATCGTGGCGGTTCTTCAGGCAGATGATCTTCTCGCCGTGGCCTGTCGGATAGTCGGCCTCGAACCCGGCGGCGCGCTTCATGGCGGTGTTGAGCCAGCGCCGCGTCGCGTTGGTGCCGCAGAGCACCTGGCCGCCGCGCAGCATCTGCGCCGGGCCGACCTCGTGGCGCGACATCTTCCAGACGTGGTCGTCATGCGCGCCCATCGGGATCGGCGCGCCCTGACGCGCCAGCGTCGCGAGGCGCAGGATGGCGCTGTCCTCGGCCTGCCGGTGCACCTCGGTCAGCATCACGTCGGGCGCAGCCTCGGTGAAGAAGCCGGCGCCCTTCACCGGTGGCAACTGCCCCGGATCGCCCAGCACGAGGATGGGCTTGCCGAAAGCGAGAAGGTCGCGCCCCAGGTTCTCGCCCACCATCGACACCTCGTCGAGGACCAGCAGGTCCGCGTCGCGCAGGATGGACTGCTCGTTGATCAGGAACTTCGGCTGGTGGATGTCCTCGAGCCGCATCTCCAGCTGTGCGATCCGCGTCATGGCGAAATCGCGCTCGGCCGGCCCCATGCGCGGCAGCTCGCGCCGGAGTGTCGCCAGGTCCTCGGTCACCCGCTCGATCTCTTCCGGCGTCGCCTCGGAGACGCGGTAGATCAGGCTGTGGATGGTCTGCGCGGGCGTGCCCTTCCGCGTCATGACGAGCGCGGCCTTGCCGGTGAAGGCGCCGAAAAGCACGCCGCCCGGTGCGCCGGGGGTCATCGGCGCCAGCCCCAGCGCCTCGATCGCCTGCGCGGTGGTCGTGGTCTTGCCGGTGCCGGCATAGCCGAACACCCGAAACACCTGCTGCTCGTGGCGACGGGTCTCGTACCAGTCGCGGATCGCCGCGATCGCGCGGCTCTGCATCTCGGAAAGCGTGACGGTCATGCCCGGTCCCCCCAGCAACGCGCCGAGAACGGGCAGAACCGGCAGAGATAGAAGTCGGGGCTGGTCGCGATCCGCGGCAGCAGCTCGCCCGCATCCGCCGCGCGCAGCACGGCCACCGCCTTGTCGGACAGTTCCTGCGCGGTCGCCGGATCGAAGGGGACGAGCTCGTGGTAGAGTTCGCAGCTGTCCTTGTTCAGCGCGGTGAAGAGCGCCGACCCGAGGCCCATATAGGCCATGTAGATCTGCATCTGCCCGAAATAGACGGGCTTGGAGAGCCGGATGCCCTTCTTGACCGTGTCCGACCAGGACGAGGCCTTCAATGCCTTGTGCTCCCACAGAACGGGCCAGGTCAGGCCGAGAGCGGGGCCATCGACGATGACGCCGTCGACATGGCCGCGGATCCGACCGCCCGCGGTCTCGAAGCCGAACTGGCCGCCCTCGCGGGTCTGGGTCCGCAGGTCGAATCCGGCCAACCGCAGCCAGCGGATCGAGAGATCCTCGAAGACATGGCCGGCGGCGAAGATGCGCAGGCTGCGCCCCTCGAGCTCCTTGCCGGGATCGGGCGGCGTGTGGGTCACCTCGTAGACGAGGCGGCGCGCGCAGGGCTCGCCGATCCGGCTGGCCCCGAGATAGTCGCGGGGCCGCTGGCCAGCGCGCTCTGCCACGAGGGCGTCGTCGAGCAGCGTGTTGATCCGGGCGCCAAGCGGCGGCAGCGAGTCCGCGGCGCGGCCATAGACGCAGCCCGAGCGGTGATTGAGATCGACCAGCATCCGCGCCCCTCTCAAAATGGAATTCCGCCGGCGTCGGACTGGCGCTGCATCGACGCCTGAAATCCGTCGACGCAGGCCTCGATCAGGCGGTCGATGTCCTCGGCCGGACGGTCGAAGAAGGGCTCCATCAGCCCCATCTCCGTCAGCGCCTCGGCCAGTTCCCGGCGCGCCTCGCGGATCGCGCGGGTTTCCATGTCGGTCTTGTCGATCATGCCGTGGTTCCTTTGGGCGTTGGCCGAGCCCGCCGTGAGGCAGGCCATCGAGCAGAAGCGGTGGTGCGGGGTGAGGAGCGGTGGCCGCAGGCCAGCGGTCGATCCAGTGGATCGATCGCAGCGACGAACGGGCCAGCGCAGGCCGTGGCAGTAGCCGAAGCCCCGGGCCTCCCGGCCGCAGAGCGCGCAGGGCACGCGGCGGCCGAGTTCGGCGCGGGTCAGCCCATGAGCAGCAGGTCGAGCGCGTTTCGCTCCTCTTGGTCGGGCGCGGCGCTTCGGCGCTCGGAGGCCAGCACGATGAAGCGGCTGATGGCGTTCGAGGCCATGCATTGCAGATCCCGCCGGGTCAGGCTGGCGATGGGGCGGTCGAGCCGCCCCCGCGCTTCGAGCCAGCGCCCCATCGCAAGGGCCGCTTCCGTGGTGACATGCGCCTGCCATTCGTCCGGGCTCACGGGTTGAGCCAGGCCGGGCCGCCCGCGGCCTTCGGCGCGGCGGGCTCGGTGGCAGATTGGGCGGCGGGCTGGCCGGCCGACGACGACCACGCGGGCGCGGCCGGGGCCGCGGCGGGCTGCGACTGGCCCCAGGCGGGAGTTGCGGGCTGCGCGGGCGTGGCGGCCGGCCGGGGCTTGTGCGAGGGCTGCGCCGGCACCGTTTCGCCGGCCATCACCTTCTGCCACTCGGGCGCGGTGGGCAGCACGACATGGTCGAGCTTGTTGGCGTCCTTGTAGGCGGGGTTGCGGTTCGGCTCGATCTGGATCTTCGCGACGAAGGTGATGCCGTCGAGATCGGCGAGCCCGCGCAACACGCGCTTGGCCTTGGCCGCCTCGCTCATGTCCTCGGGGTTCAGGCCGAGCGCGCTGTCGATCATCGCGCGGAAGGTCGACTTCGAGATCTTCCAGCCGATCGACTGGCCCTGCTCGTCGAGCTTGCCGCCCTGCACGGTGAAGTTCTGCCAGAACTTGCGCCGGGCATGCGGTCCCTCGGCCACCGTGAACTCGGCGTCGAGCATCAGCACGTCGCTGCCGGGCTGGTTCGAGGGCTTCAGGAGCCCGCGGTCCACCTCGCTCGCTCCGTCCGTGCCGCCCTTGCGGATCGACATCGTCACCTTGGCGAAGGTGCCGTCGGGGATCAGATCGCCGGACTGCTGCGGCGCCACGTCGTTCATGTCGAAGGTCATCTCGTTCATCCTTTCGGTGCGTGGTTGATCTTGGAGAGGAGCGCGCCGAGATCGGCCGGCTCGGTCAGGTCGAGGCGCCCCGAGCGGTCCTTCGCGGGCAGGCCCCAAGGATTGCCGGAGCGGCAGACGAGGCGGCGCGTCTCGCCCTTCTCGGGGTCGTGCCGCCAGGCGGTGGCGCCGTCCGGTCCGGTCTCGGGGCTGAAGAGGCCGAGGGTCATCACCTGGTCGACGATGCCGGGCAGTTCGCGCGCGGCCTTGCCGCCCTCCATCTGCGGCTGCCAGATGGTCCGGTTCATCTCGTCGGTGATCCGCTCCAGGATGCCGACGAAGATCACCGTGCGGCCCGGCGCGTGCTGGAGATGCTTCAGGAGCCCGATCACCTCGCGAGCGAGGAGCCCGTAGGCGCCGCGGGTGTCCGGCTTGCCGGTGCGCTCCGACATCGCCTCGGGGCGGGTCTTGGCCCAGGCCATCGCCTGGCGCGTGAGGTCCGTGATGCTGTCGACGAAGACGATGCGCTTGGCGTCGAGCCGCGCGGCAAGCTCGGGATGAAGCCCGCGGAGATGCGCATGGTGCGCCTCCGAGAAATGCTCGTCGGGCTGGGCCGCGGGGTTCGCGCCGCCGATCAGGCAGGCGATGTCCACGGCGTCGGCGAAGCGGCGGATCGGCAAACTGTCGCCGCGCCAGTCCTGCACCGATTTGAGCCCCGCCTCGAGATCGAGGCAGACGGTCTCCTCGGCCGGCAGCGTCTTCAGGAGCGTGGTCTTGCCGGCGCCGCTCGGGCCGAACAGCGCCATGGTGGTCTTGCCCTGCGCCTCGCGCAGCCGCTCGTCGGCGGTGACGATCCGGAGGCTCATGCCGCGCCTCCCTGCGGCAGAAGCTCGACCTTCAGCGCGCCGGTGCGCACCGTGCGCGCGGGCTCGAACACCGCCCGGATGTTGTCGGGCCAGGCGGCGTATTTGCGCTCCGGCACCTTGATGGCGATGTCGACATACTGCGCGGGGTTGTCGCCCGAGCCGCGGATGCGCTCGACGATCTCGCCGAGGCGGTCCTGGTCCCAGTCCACCCGCTTCGGCAGATCGGCCACCACGGTGAAATCGCCGTCGTCGAAGCGGACCGTCCCGGTGTCCTTGCCCCGGGCCTGCCGTTCCTCGGCGGCGCGGGTGGCGTAGCGGACGGTCAGCGCGGCATCGAGCCGGGCCTTCGCCGCCTTGGCGCGCTTCAGCGCCTCCTCGGTCTCTCGCTGCAGGATGGCGAGCAGTTCGACGGGAAACTGCGCGAGTTCGGCATCGGGGATGCCTGGCAGGTCTTCGGGCGTTGGGCTGTTGTTTGGCCAGGGCATGAACGGGTCTCCGTGATCGGCGAATGGGGTCTGGATGCGGGAAGTCACGCCGCCTGCTCCTCGAGCAGCAGCGCCGACAGCGAGGCGGCGGCGTGCTTGGGCTTCGGGCGCGCGACGGCGATGTAGGCGAAGCGGTCGGGGCCCACGCGCTCCTGCACGAGGTGGACGAGGCCCTGCTCGGCGGCCCAGAAGGCGCGAGTCCCAAGCCGCGCCAGCTCTTCCCGCTCGCGGTCCGCGAGGCGGCCGAGCATCGGGAAGATGTCGAGCACGAGGAAACCGCGATGGTATTCGAGCCGGTCGCCTGGCGCGGCCTGCGCCACCCACGCGCAGAACTCGATCTCGGTCAGCGGGCGGCTGGCGCGGACGGTGATGAAGGGGGTGTTGCCCATGAACATGATCTCTGCCGCCAAGCGCTAAGCTGCCTGCCGGGAAACCGGCCCGACCGGGCGGGTGCGGAGACCGGCGACCTGGGCGGCGGCGGCCGGATCGGTCGGGTCATCGCCGTCACAGGCGGCGTAGACCGCAAGGAGCGGCGTGCCGTCCTGATGCGCGCCGGCGTCCTCGATCCGGTAGGCCTGGTGGTTCTTCAGAACCTCGGGCAGTTCCCAGCGCCGATAGAGGCCCGGGATCCTGACCATCTCGGCTGCGGGGACTGGGTGGCGTTCCTGCATGGTCTATCCTCGTTCGTGCTGTTCGGCGGCGTGCTTGCCGATCACTGGGGAAAAGCCATCCGGCGCACCGGATCGGGACATCGGGTCAGACGATTTCCTGGAGGCGATCGCGGAGCCTGCGGGAGGCGCGCTGGTAGCGCTTGCGGGCGGCCGCTTCTGTGAGGCCCAGCTGGACCGCCGCTTCGGCCTGCGAGCAGCCCTCGACGGCGACGCGGTTGACGAGGTCCGCGTCGCCCCCGATCAGCCAGCGCATGTCGTCGACAAGCCGCGCGCGACGCAGGGCTCGGTCAGGCTCTCCATGCGCCGCGGCGATCCCATCGGGATCGATCTCGGCGGCGACGCCTTGGCGTTCCGCTTCGCGCTTTCGCGCCCGGATGATGTCGCGCTCGACGTTCCGCAGCACCGTGGCGGCGATCCAGGTGACGCGGTCCGGATCGAGGCAGCGAATGGCCACGGTCGTCCGCGCGAGAATGTCGGAGACGATCTCATCGACGGAAGCGATCCTGCGCGCCACGGCGCGACGGCGGATCGCGTCGAGCCCGGGCCAGAGCGCCAGCAGCAGCACGGTCACAGCGCAATCGGACGCGCCATCGTCGTCCTGCGCCGCCGCGATCAGCGCCCTGAGGATCCGGTTCTTGCCGGCCGGGCCGCCGGGACCCCGGTGCAACGCTTCGAGAAGAGCCGCCCGATCCGGGAACCGGGCGATGGATCCCTGCGCGCGTCGGAGCGCGTCGAAGCTGCGCTGGAAGCCGAGAGTGGAAGAGGATTGCATGAGGTGGTCGCGGATTTCGTGCCACGCGAAGGACATCGGACGCCTGCCTTCCGGCCAGGCGTCCGGCGCCTTCTCGTGGCCAGGTCAGGACGTCGCGCGTCTCTGCGGTTTCAGGGGGTTGGGTGGATGCGCGCGTCAGCGCGCGGGTGCGGTGGCGTGGTTCAGCGTGCCGCAGCCGCGGCAGGTGGCCTGAACAGGGAAGCCCACGAGATACTCGTGCCCCCGTGCGAACCGCAGATGCATGCGGCCGTCGCGGCAGACGCCGAGCAGCTTGTCGCAGCGCGTGCAGCGCCAGTACGCGGTGGTGGGATTGGCGTTCGCGGCGCCGGATGGCCTCGTCGGGGCCGCCTGGCGCGATGGGAGGGGAGTCGGCATGGAAGTGCTCCTCTGAAGTGGAGCCCTTCCAGTAATCAGCCGCTTGTTAGACCGTCCCGCACGCCATGTTAGACCGTTGTTAGACAGCCGGCTCGGGCGACGCCCCGTCGACCACCAGCCGCCAGTAGCCGCGCTTCTCGCCCTTGGCGATGTAGACGTTCAGGATGCTCTCCCAGGTCTTCGGCCGGAATGCCTGCTGGGGACTGCGCGAACCGAGCCCGTCCATCAGCTGCTTGACCTGCACATCCGGGCTGCCCGCCTTGCAGGCTTCCACGAGGCGCTCGAAGATCGTGATCTGGTCCGGTCCGGTAAGGGGCAGCGGATCCTTCCCCGGCACATGCAGCATCCCCGACTGCTTGCCGGAGCGCAGCACTTGCGGTGTGGCGCCGCCGCGCGCGAGCGCGAAGCTGCTCCGGAACGCCAGCTCGAGGCCGTCGCGCGAGACCACGAGATCCTCCTCTGCCGACGCGATGTTCGACAGCAGAGGCACCACGACATTCGGACCGAGATGGGAGGGCATGTCCTCGCTGGCCGCCAGCACGATGCCGACGCCCGCCTGGTTGCGCGCGCGCATCGCCAGGTCCAGCCGTTCGACGGTCTTGAGGTCGTTCAGCCGCCGCGCGAAATACAGCGGCACCTCGGCGCCGCCGATCTCCATCGCGCCGAGCAGGGTCAGGTCCGGATCGAGGATCTGTTGCGACCCGCGCCGCGTCAGCAGCGGCTTCAGCAGCCGCAGGATGGTCTCGTGCAGCCAATCCGCGTTGAGCGAATACTTGTCGAGATCGCCCGCGGGCACATCGCCGGCTTCCTCGCCGAAAGGCCCCACCGTGCGCACCATCCCAGGCTTTGCCGACGGTCGGACGGCTCCTTCGCCATCGATGTCGCCATCCTCGATCAGCACGACGTCCTGACGGTCGCGCCGCTCGAGCAGCCCGCCTTCGATCAGTTGTTGGGCATCGAGACCGAGTTCACGCAGGTAGTGGCCTGTGACCTCGTCTTCGACGCGGTCGTGCAGCTTGATCAACTTGGCGAACATCGCCCGCAGGTCTGAAGGGTCGATCTGACGGAAGGCACTGAGGATGCCCCACTCCTGGAGCAGCATGAATCCGAGGCTGCGTTCTTCCGGATCCTTGTGGCTCTGGAGATTGCAGCTCTTCGTGCCCGAGATCGTGATGTTGAGCGTCCGCTCGGTCGCATCGCCGGCCCGGCTGTAGACCACCGCGATGCCGATCCGGCTGAAACGCTCGGCACGCCGGAACACGTTGCGCGCGCCGAGGTAATGGTCGGCGACCTCCTCGATGTCGTCGTCGATGGTGACCTTCAGCAGCAGCTTTCGCCGCCAATGGCCGAGGCGCACTTCCGCCTCCAGGACGCGGGCGTCGCTGATGTCGTAGCCCTCGATGGCGGGGCGTTCGAGCGCCAGCGAGGACCGGAAGCGCGTGAGATTGTAGCGCTTCCAGGTGAGCGGCTTCTGGGAGATGTCGTGGTTGAGCGCGACCTCGGCGAAGGTGTCGCTGACCTGTTGGCGAACCAGCGGGCTGTCCGCGCAGACCTCGATCTGCTGCAGCGACGGCGTGTAGATCAGCGTCGCCTCGTTCGGCGGGCGATAATAGATCGCCGCGCGCCGGCCGTCGTCGCGATGGTTGTAGACGCTGGAGAGCGGCCCGCCGTGGCGCACGATCAGCATGATCGACGCGGGGTGCGCGTCGGTCTTCGGCAGGTCGAGGGCGCGGACGGTGCAGGAGATCGCCGGCTTGAGCTCAAGGACCTCCTTGATCCTGATCTCGAGCGCCCGCTCGTCGACGGACGCCGCATCGAGCGGCGTTGCGGTTTCCAGATCCACCTCGAAGGCGTCATAGAGCTTGCGGTGGTCGCGAAACTGTCGGGCGAAGTGGAAGCTCTCCGCGTCCTCGAATGTCTCGCGGGCATTGAGAAACGCCCAGATGCTCCTGCAGAGCGGGTCGGGCTGATCGTCGAATTCCTGCGCCCGTTCGTGATCCAGCTTCTGGGCCACGATGGTTTCGAGCGACGTGACGCCCTTCCCGCTGGCAAGAGCGCGAATGCGGCGTGCCCGGGTTTCGGTCGGACGAAGTTCATCCGTGTCGAATTCGGAGAGGATCTCAATGAGGCGCTCCCGAAACGCATGGGTGGCGTCCTCGTCCTCGAGATCGGGCATCTCCTCGGGCAGGTCGAATTCGGGTTCGCTGTCGTCGTCCCGAACGGCGAGCGCTGCGCGAAGTAAATCGATCCGCGCATCTTCGATCAGACCGAGGGATTCGGGGCCCAAAGGAAGAGACTTGCGCGGCATGAACACACCTCAATCAACTGCTGCTCGATAGGGATTCAACCGGAGAGGATCGCGGAGTCGCAGGTCGCAGGCAAGCATTTTTGTTCCTTGTCTGTTCCTGCGGCCGGGCTGGGTGTCCCATCGAGGCTCCCAAGGTGGCTTTTCCTCTGTGACGACACCACGGACACCGGCCCCCCTCGATATGAAGCGCCCCAATCCCCTGCCGCCCGACCAGATGACCCCCGCCGAACGCCGCGCCGAGCTGTGCGGCCTGCTGGCACTCGGGCTGGTCCGGTTGCGCCGGCGCGGGTGCGGAGAACCTTCTGACGCCACTGGAGAAATTCGCCTACACTCTCCGGCTAGCGCATGCCGTCATGCAACCCCGACTCACCGGAGACCTGCATGACGACACACGATCTGATTCCTGCGCGCCTGGCGGCGCTGAAGACGACGCCGACGCCGGCGCTGAAGCAGCAGTGGCGCGAGCTGTTCGACAGCGAGCCGCCACCGTTCAACCGCCGCTACCTGGAGAGCAGGTTGGCCTACCGAATCCAGGAACTTGCCTATGGCGGGCTGAAACTTGAGACCGTCCGGCGACTGGAGCGGCTGGGCGAGGAACTCGACGGCGGCGATCGCAAGAAGAGCCGCGTCCGCGCCGATACGATGCCCATCGTCGGGACAAGGCTGATCCGCGAATGGCAGGGCGTCGAGCACGTCGTCACCGTCACCACGGACGGCTTCGAGTGGCGGGGTCGGCCCTACAAGTCGCTCTCGGCCATCGCCCGCGCCATCACCCGCACACGCTGGAACGGTTGGGTGTTCTTCGGGCTGAAGAACCGGAGGGCGCGGACATGACGAAGGCCCCTGCGAAATCAGGAATGATCCGGAAGCAGCGCTGCGCGATCTACACCCGGAAATCCTCCGAGGAAGGGCTGGAACAGGAGTTCAACAGCCTGCATGCGCAGCGCGAGGCCTGCGAGGCCTACATCGCCAGCCAGCGCTCAGAGGGCTGGGTGCTGGTCCGCGATCAGTATGACGATGGCGGCATCTCGGGCGGGACGCTGGAGCGGCCTGGCTTGCAACGGCTGCTGGAGGACATCGAGGACGGGCTGGTCGATGTTGTGGTGGTCTACAAGATCGACCGCCTCAGCCGCTCGCTTGCCGACTTCGCCAAGCTGGTCGAGGTGTTCGACCGGAACGGCGTGACGTTCGTCTCGGTCACGCAGTCGTTCAACACGACCACGTCAATGGGCCGGCTGACGCTGAACATCCTGCTGTCCTTCGCCCAGTTCGAACGCGAGGTGACGGCCGAGCGCATCCGCGACAAGGTCGCCGCCAGCCGCAGAAAGGGGATGTGGATGGGCGGGGTGCCGCCCTACGGATATCGCGTCGAGAACCGGAAGCTGGTCGTGGACGACGAGCACGCCGAGCATGTCCGCTGGATCTTCGCCCGCTTCCTCGAGATCGGGTCGGGCACGGAACTGGCGCGGGAGGTCGCGAAGCGCGGCATCCGCACGCCACGCGGCAACCGGATCGACAAGAAGTACCTCTACCGGATGCTGAACAACCGCGCCTACATCGGCGAGGCCGTCCACAAGGGCGACAGCTATCCCGGCGAGCACGACGCGATCATCGACCGCGAGACGTGGGACAAGGTTCACGCCATCCTGCAGGAAAGCCCCCGCAAGCGCGCCGCCCGCACCCGCGCGGAGACGCCGGCGCTCCTGAAGGGGCTGCTGTTCGGGCCGGACGGTGCAGCGTTCTCGCCGACGCACACCCGCAAGGGCAACAAGCTCTACCGCTACTACGTCAGCCAGACGGTCCTGAAGCACGGCGCAGGATCTTGCCCGGTCGGTCGCGTGCCGGCGGGTGAAATCGAGGCCGCCGTCATCGACCAGCTGCGCGCCGTGTTTCGCCAGCCCGAGATCGTTGCGGGGACATGGAAGGCGGCGCGTGCCCACGACGACGACATCACCGAGGCTGATGCCCGCGCGGCCCTGCAGCAATTGGACCCACTGTGGGACGAGCTGTTCCCCGCCGAGCAGGCACGGATTGTCGCACTGCTGGTCGAACGCGTCGACATCGGCACGGATGGGCTGAATGTCCGCCTGCGCGTCGATGGCCTTGGCGGCCTCGCGCGCGAGATGCTGGCTGGCGGCATTGGGAAAGCCGCATGACCCGCGGGGTTCCCATCCCCGACACGGTGATGCTCCATGTCCCGTTCCGCATCGTCCGGCGCGGCGGGCGGAAGGCAATCGCACTCCCCGACGGCGCGTCCGCGCCCCGCCGCCCCGACGATGCTCTGGTCAAAGCCCTTGCGCGCGCCTTCCGCTGGAAGCGCATGCTCGAATCGGGCGAGTTCGCCACCATCGCCGAACTGGCCGAGCGAGAAGGCATCGCTCCCTCCTACATGACGCGCGTTCTGCGGCTGACGTTGCTCGCGCCGGACATCATCGAGGCGATCCTGGACGGAAGGCAGGGGCCGGATGTGACCTTGGCCCGGCTGATGGACGGGTTCCCGGAGGAGTGGGACAGGCAGCATCTCGACACCCTCGGCGCGTGA